AACAGGTATAACCAAGTCACCTTGGTAAATTGCAGTTCCATAATTACTTGCAATTGTGTATCTGTTCTGAGCTCCAACCAATGGTGTACCGTCTAGTTTTCTGTACGGTCTAAGACCGAACTTTTCCACAACGTTTGCCATTTTATTTTTACTCCTATTTATTGTTTAAGTTTAAGCCGACCTTACGATAGGTAGATATAGCCAAAAAATTTTAGCGTTTACGTCCACCACCAAAGGTCACTCTGGTTTGCCTATCAATATTGATCGGCATTCCTGGGTGCTGTTCCTTCATAAGATCATTTTGTACAGCTGTCATTTGATCCTGAGTAATTTTTGAAAAATACTCATTACGCTGTTTTAAAATCTCTTCTGGTATCCTTGCCAGCACAAGGCCTCCAATCCCGATGAACCCCTGATATTGTCCCTCAGCTATGACAGGATATTTCATTGCTTCGACTGTGTCTTTGTATTCATCAGCCCTAACAAATTCATAACCCTCTCTTAATTTCTTCGATACATTTCCTGCATCTTGAAAACCAGCTACTTCGGTTCGTATCCATCTATGAACATAACCGTATGGAGCAGGGGGAGCATCCAAACTGGATGGTAAAGTCCAACTTTTTTTTCTAGTAGTCTCAGTTCTAGAATCGGACTTGCGTGAAGACTTGTCTATTGTATTCATGTTATCTATCCTCCTTCACGAATTTTGCGTATTCCTCTAGTGGCACCCCTAATTTTTTAGCAATAGCTACCTGTGATTTGGTGAGTGTCACAGTTCGGCGTCCGCTTTGCTTTCTAGAAACTCCAGCAACATTTTGGACGATTTTTTTGTTGCTAGTTCCTTCTTCAGGAGTTTCCTCAGCATTGCTAAACTTAGAAGGAAAATAATCCTTCATTCGTTTATCAATTTCATTATAATAGTCATCACTCTCGGCGTCAAACCCTTGGCTTACAAGTTCGTCATGTAGACCCATTGCCGCTGATGTCATAACTCTATCTCTGCCAAACCATTCGTTCTTTTGTGCCCAATTCTTAGCTTTTGGGCTAATATATGTGGGTTGTTGAACATCTGCTGGTATTTCGTTTTCTACCTTTTTGGCTTCATTTTCTTTCTTTTTCTTTTCTTTTTCAGATAAAGAAATCCTAACTTTTTCTTTTTCTACCGCTAATCTAGTAAGACTATCATTAGCCTCCATTACTTTATCGGTATCTTGATTATCTAATGCTTCTTTAAGTTGTCTTTTAACTTTATCTCTTTCAGCATCGATTCTAGCATCATACTGTTTTAAATATTCAGTATCAGTTTCTTCGTATTTAACAGAAACATCTGAAAATTTCTTTTGCAGTCCTTTCGCATACTCAAGAGCAGCTTTTTCTCTTCGTTCCGCCTCTCTGTATTTAAAAGTTAATTCTTTAATTCTTTTTTGAGCATTTTCAGAAACTTTGCTAAGATCGTCTACTTCTTTTTCTTTTTTAGTCTCAACTTCTGTTTCTTTTGCTTGTATTGCATCAGCTGTTTCTTCTTTTTCTTTTTTAGTCTCAGCTTTTTCTTTTGCAATAGAGGATATATCCGTATATCCTAAATCAACGTCCTCTTTTTTGATTTCAGAAGCGTGTTTTTCTTTTTCTTCTGTATGTTCAAAATTGATTTTAGTTTCTTGAACATCATCTGTATCAAGTTCTACATCATTATTTTTTGTTTCTTCTACCATTTTATTCTCCTAATAGTTATGTAAGATATTTTCTGGATTTTCGACCGTACCAATTATTTCATCGTCATTTAGAATTCTTACTTCTCCAAGTTCTGTTTTAAATCTGGAGCCAGCATATCTTCCAAAGATTACCCATTGTCCTTCTTGGCACCAAGCGCCTGTAGGAAATCTTTTTTCATCTTTGTAGCAAAGAGGGCCCATTTTAATTACAAGAGCACATACAGTAGCTACCGACATTCTTTCTTGAGATTCATCCGATATATGAATTCCACCTTTTGTTTTTGCAGGTGGTGTATACGGACGTACTAAAATTCTCCAGCCAGTAGGCTCTGGAATTTTGTCTAGCATTTTGGAAATGTCGTTTGGGTCGGTTGGTATTTTTACGTCAGTTTCTTTTTTAAGGTTTGAAACTATCGCTGACCCGTCTGGTTTTACCAAGGTCGTCATCTTCTATATCCTCATTTTTCAGCAGGTATTTAATCACCTGAAGCAGTTCTTCTAAAGAACTGAGTTGACCTCTAGAATATTGAAGTTTATCCACAGTGTCAACACTGTGCACGATATGTTCTTTTTTGACATCCATTAATTTTTTAATTTCAGTTCGAATACGATTTACTGTGTCTATATCCATCATTCGTAGATATATATCAAAACTGTAAATAAATGCAATTATTTTGATTTTTTAGTATTTATAATGTCTGTAGCCTTAATTCCGTATACAGCAGCCACTACTGAAATCCAAAGACCAACCACCCACCATGGCATAGTTTCTAGTTTCTCAAAATATAGATCTAGTTTTTTAGAAATTTTTTCATCTTCTGCAAATACAGAGTACGCTAATAAAAACAACGGGCTTGATAGAACGATGAGTATGAACTCGTCCTTCCAGTCTGATTTTTGTGATTCGAATATTTTTCCTGTGTATTCAATTTCTCCACGCTTCATTTTTTCTGCATGCAAAAGTGCAGCTTCAGACATTGCTACCTCTGATGCTTTTTTATTTTTGTAAATTTCAAGTCCAGCTTTAATTCCAGAACCTAACAAACTCCATGGGAACATAATGCTTAAATTATAACAGAAAATAATTGTTGACTCTAGTTATGGGATTTGATAAGATACCTTTATGATTAATTTTAACAAAGGAGAATAATCATGAACGAAGTAGAAAGACTAATCAAGCGGGGCAGAGAACTAGAAGCTAGTTTTGCTTCCCTTGATGTAAAAATTGCTACTCATAAAAAATATGATGAGTGCAATGTTCTACCGTCTAATCTTCCATACGTAACTGCTGCTGAAGCAGGGAAGGCTTTTAAACTTTTATGTAAAAAGTTTGGAAGAAAAAAAGTATGGGATCGTTTTCATGACAAATGGGTTATGAAAAAAATGCGTATATTAAAATATGCTAACGAACCAAGAAAATGTTGGATCTGCTTATCAGGGGATCCTAACACTTTAGAAAAAGGATGGAGGAGGATCATTCATGATTCGTCTCACTTGATACACAGATACCTTAGACCTAATTTTCAAGGGCACTGTTTTCAGCATGCTGAACTAGAACTTGAAATGGTTAAGTATGTCTTAAATCAAGATTGGTTAAAAGGTAGTCTTAAACCAAAAACATATATCTTATCTAAAGATGAGAAAAAGCAAAATAAAATTAAAAATTTGCAAAGTCTTATTAAAAGATGGGAAACAAAAAATAAAACTACATTAACTTATCTTAAAAAATATAAAACTAAATTAAAGCGTTTAATTAATTAAACTTTGTTAGGAGTTGGAAGAATATTTTTCTTTCAACTCCTTAATTGCTTTAATAAATTTATCCTGTCTTCTTTTTCCAAAAAAAGGAAACATAGTATATAAACAATTAATTGCAGGTAAACCATTAGCACGCCAATGATATTGTCTTTTATAATTATCTCCTCTTGGTTTTCTAACAGTAATAGTTCCTATATTAAAAAATTTTTTAAATTGAACTACGATATCTTCATCCGTCATTTCTAATTGAATTCTAAAATATCGTCTGTCTTTTCCAGACGACCAAATACCAAAACTACCTTCACCTTCAAATACTCCAGCTAAGAAAGCTAATTTATTTTGATATAGTAATTTAGGATATTTTTTATCTAAGTCTATGTTAGATAAATCCATAAATAATTATATTTTCTTTAAAGGTATTTTAATTCCTTGAGGAGTAGGGCCTCTTTTAGGAGGAGGTCCTGATCTCTTACCTGGTAGATTATTTCTTTTTTCTTTTTTCGACACCTTTGATAACTCCCTTATTCTTCGATGCATAAAATACAGTCTCTCCTTTTTTTGAACCATATTCTTTTTTCATCGCCTTCATTATCTTAGCGCCTTTTTTTGTAAGTGGCATTACTTCTTCTCCTTTTTACAGTTACATTCATGATCACACACGCATTGTGTAATACCGAATACTTTACAAAACAGTTCACATAATTTTTGTTTTATTTTTTTAAACATATTATTTTCCTTTTGGTTGATTTTGTTTTTGTGCCTGTAAGTTTAACTTCTCTTTAGCAATTTTCAATCTATCTTGTTGAGCATCTTCTTGTGATTTTAATTTTGTTAAATCTAAAGCAAGATCTGCTTCTTGTCTAGTGAATTGACCCTGTTCTTTCATTTGTGCTTCTTGGGCTTTACGCTGTAAATCCATTGCACGTAAATCTATTTCTTGTTGTTTTAATCTAATTAAAGGATCTTGTTGTTGTCCAGCTACTTGAGCCTCAGCCTGCTGCAGTTGTGCAGTTAATTCTACGATTCGTTTTGCAATCATTTTATTAACTTCTACTTGCATAGCTTGTGCATCTTGTTGTCCAGCAGATCTCATTCTAGGATCCGCTTGTACTAAAGCCATAACTTCTAAAGTTGCTTGGAAACTTACGTGCTCTGATATGTGCGCTTGCATTAATGCATAAACTTGAGGATTGATTTGAACCATTCTAGTCTGCATAAAGATAGAATGCGCTTGAATATGTGAATTATGATCCTGATCTGGGAACACTTGTAACATTTGCATCTGTAATGCTAGTGCATTTTCTTTCGCAGGGTCTATTGGCTGTGGCATCTGAGGTTTATTTAGTAGCATATCAATATTTTTAGTGCCTAAACTCTCGTATACTCGTCTGTATGCTTCATAAATGTTGTGCATTTGCGGATTAGACTGAGCAATTTGCAATTGCGTCTGTGCTAAAGTCACTCTTTGTGCCATAGAGAACAAATTTGGATCCGCAGAAGGTAAAACATCTACTCGATCATCAAAATCTAGTGCTTTAATCGTTCTTTCTCCACCATAAACATCATAAGGATACTCTGGTGGAAGAAATTCTGAACAAATTCTTGCTAAAATTTTAAATTCTTGCTTCATTGCGTAGTAACATCGCTTATGAATAGCTGACATAACTCTAGAACCCTTCTCTAAAAGAGCAATCGTGGTTCCCACAGCCGCTTGTTGGTTACCATCGCCTACTTGTAAGTCTGCGATAGCAGCGAATCGTTGTCCTGAAGCTACTACAAAGTTTAATAATGAAAATAAAGTTTGACTTGGTTCCTTAAACGGTAGCAATTGGAACTGATCTTTGATGTTTCCGCCTGGTGCATCGACATCTCGGAACTCTCCTGGCTGAATTGGTTGGTCGTCATCACGTACTCTCATGCCCCTAGACTTAAATCCAGCAGGTAAATTGGACAACGTACCAGCGTCCAGCAACTGTCTTAGTGCTTCGGTAGCTGTTCTGGTTAATCCACCGATCATGTGAAGCAATCCAAAACCGTAAAATCCTAATCCTGGTAAAAATTTAAAGTGAACAAAGTATTCAATTCGTTTATATCTTGGATCATCTACTCTGTAATTTCTATAAATGGATAAAAGTTGTCCTGTACTTTCTACAATAGTCACGATGTACGGAACTTTAATATTTTTTTCTTTGTTAGGAACATCTGAAGTATATTCTTCTAGATCTAAATCCACATGCATTTCTAATACATTGTATAAAAGTTCGTTGCCTGTAGGTTGAATTCCTTCTAGATCATTAATTTTTTTCTGTGCCTCTGATTGTTCAGGAGAAGGTTCTTGTAAATCTACCTTTTGATAAATACCCAAACTCATTTTTTTTAAAATTTCGTTCTCTGTCATTTGCATGACTTGAGTAATTCTTTCGCATTCCGATAAATCGGTAGCATAATACGGAACTACTAAATCTCTTGGATGAATATATTTAGATACAGGTCGTTCTAATAATTCATCGTAATATACTTTTTTAAAAGTAGATCCTGTTAATGGTAAGTAATACAACATTTGATCTACATCTGTAGTGTACTCTTCCATTTTTTCCATCAGCATATAGTTCATGTATTCTTTTACACGATTGGCTTGTTCTTCTTTTTCTGGAGAAGGGGCTCCTACTACTTGAGTTCGTACAGGGCCATCAGGAGGAAGCAGTTCTTTATACGCTTGCGCTTGAAATTGCACACACGCTTCATTTAGCATGGGATGCGAAACACCGCTTGCTCCTTTAAATGGTCTGTTGAGTGGATTGTATTTTATGCCGAGTAAATCTAAACCTTTAGTAATTGTTTCTTCCCATTCTTTTCTGGAAGACATATCTGATTTGTAATCCGCAATTAAATCATTAGCTAGTCGTCTAGTATCGTTATCATCTAAACGCTCTGCAATATTTTCTGCAAAATTAAAATCTCTTGCTGGTTCGTTGTCCGTGGTCTCTGCTCCGTCCTCCACGATTTCTATTTCATCGACAACGGCTGAGGGATCAGTGTCCTTGGCAAGCGCCTCTTCTTTGGCGATCTGTTCTTCTAAAGATAGATCTGAATTATTTTTTTCAATAGGCATTACTATTCTCCTACCAAACTTAGCACAATTTGCAAGGTTTAGTTTTTGCTAATTTTGTTTTCACTTGTACGTAGGATCCTGATTTATATTTGTTTGCGGATCCGCCACAATTCCTTTTAAGTTTTTTATTTTCTTTTTTATCTTCCTCGTAATCAGGATACATATCAGGAGCGCCTTTATAACCTTCGCCTGGATCTTCTCCTGGCCTTAATAAATTATCTTC